CGGCCCCGATTTCCAGGCGGCGGAAGCCCGCCAGCATCATGTCCACGTCCGGGTCGAGCTTGGGCACCACCATCATCTGGCCCATCTCGGCCGCGCCCAGCACACCGAAAGGCGCGTCTTTGCGTTTGTAGACTCGCTCGCTTTGCAGCAGGCAGGCCTCGCTGATCAGCCCCGGCGCGGTGGCCGCGTAGCCAAATTTCCCCGTGATCTTCACGCCCTTGCCGACGCCCACGGGAAAACTGTATCGCCCAGCGGGCGTTATCCGCAGCCGCGTATAGGGCTGGCTGTCCAAGCTGGCGTTGATCGGCTCGGCGTCATAGTCGGTCGCCGCCCAGGTCGTCTCGTAAACCCGGTCGCCGTCGCCATCGGTGTAGAGGGTCGTGATGCTGATGATGTCGTCGGGGCATTGAAACAGATCGCCCCACTCGGCGGTGTAGTAGCGCGTTTCATCGCTCGATGTGCTGAAAAAGCGCCGCCCCGTCCGATGGTCAATCCAGCGCGAGACGGCCATGATGATCGCCTCTAGTATGGTGTCGTCAGTCGTATCGGTTGAGGCAAACCCCAACCGCGCCCGCAGCAGAGCCAGGGTCGTGTAGCCGTTGGTTACAGTCAACTTACACCGCCTTGCGTTTGCTGGCTCGGCGTACCATCCGATCCTGCGGCGGCTTTTCCACCGCGCGCTCCGGCTCCAACATGGGCGGCGGCGTGGGAAGAATTTCCTCCAGGTAGCCGCCCATATCACGTTTCAGCCAGGCGGCATACTCCGCGTCGTCAATCTCGATCACCTGCCCCGCCTGGTACTCGACTGGCCCGGCGCGATAATAGCGCCCTACGATGTATCGCATGGCTCCCCCCTAGAAGGGGGGATACGGCGATCACGCCGTACTCCCCCTTGCTCAATTACCCGGCCTTGACGTTGCTCGTGTCCACCTCAGCCCAGTCCATGCTGAAATATCCGGAGGGCGTGGTCGTCGCGCCGCCAAAGTACACCAGTACCGACGCAGGCCCGACGATGGGCACCAGGTCCTCAATCCACTTGTCTACCACGTACTGCAGGTGGTAGGATGAGGCAAAGGCGAAGGCCAGCGGGATGATATCCTGGTAGAGGCAGCGCACAGTGCCCAGCGCAGCCTCGGTAATCACGCCACCGGAAGGCCCAATAACGCAACTGGTCACCTGCGTGCTGCTCGGTGCATCGGAGCGCCAGTTGACCGGAGTCAACGCCGTGCCGCCGCTGGTGTAGCTGTTGCTGTTGGTGTAAATCCAGGCGATTTCGTTGTCCGTGCCCGCAGCCGTGGCAACCGAGATGTTGAGATGGCGTGGGAACACCGTTAGCCCAGTGGGCACCGTGAACCGTACCCAGGGCACGGTCAAAACGATAGCCCCAGCCGCAGCAGTTGACCCGGACAATGCCGTGCCGATGGTCGTCTGCTTCAGGTTGAACATCCGCCCGCTGAGCGCAAACAGATCCCACTTGCTCAGCGTGGCCGGGAGGCCCATCCGCGCCAGCGGCACGGCTGGCGTGTTGCCATCTCCCAGAGTCAGTAGCGAATCCTGCCGAACCTCAAAAAGTGTTGCCATTTCCTTTTCCTTTCGGGCTGGGTTACAGCCCCCTATGGCTTAGGGTCAGCTGGGCGTGTGTCGCCGCAGTGCCCGTCACCGCGTTTGAGTACAAACGATCAGATACCCGTGATCTTTTGAGTGACCCACAAAATCACCATCAGGTCCATCGTCTCCGCCGTCCATGCCGCCGAGGTGGTGATGTTGACGCCGAGCACGGCGTCCTTTGCGAATACCGTCGTCCCACGCCGCGCCGTGTCGGACTTGGCGGTACCCGTGGTAATCGCCAGAGCCGGATCCGTCTGAGCCACCGTGTCAATGCTCGGCACAATGGCCAGCGTCCCGTTGGTGGAGGCTGCGCTCAGGTTGGCGCTGATGGCTACGATCTCGCCCGCCCAGGGCATCACAACTCCAACGTTGTCCAGCACCACCCCGTGTGCGGCGATGGGGTTAAGCGCCGTGGCCGTCTGGCTCGCTGCGATTGCGTCCTGTGCAAAATACAGCGGCACCAACTGATACCGGCCCAAACTGTTTACGATTTGCATTTTGCCCTCCTATGGGCGATGGGGAGTAGAGCCAAGCCTATCCTGGCTCTACTCCTCACTAGTCCTACAACTGGATATAGTAGACCTCGTCGGCCCACTCGATGCCCGATGCAGCCCCCGTCGGCGTGAACCGCCCAAACCCGACGCGCAGGCTGTAAACGATGCGCGTCTGATCGCTGGACGGAATGCGCTCGGTCTCGACCTGGATACGCCGCCTCCAGCCCCACTTGCAGCCATTGCGGTTGAACGTCACGATCTGGCCGTAGGTGTTGTCAGCCAACGTTTCGTCGATGTAGCCAGTGTTCTCGGACTTGTAGAGCGCGATGGTGCTGATCACCGGGTGGTTGTACACCCGCGCCACTTGGCCAGCGAAGATGCTGGCATCGTTGCCCGCCTTATCGCGGGTCTTGAACTCGTCAATGTCCAGCATGGCATCAGCAGTGTACGGGTCTACGATGTGCACCACGTCGTTGGGATCGTTGGGATGACCCCAATCGTGCTTATACGTGGCGTCAATCATGCGGGTATACGCCCCCCGGAAGTGCGACAGATCAATCACCGCGTTGGCAGCACTAGATTTGTTGCCGGTGTTGTCCACCAGCGCCGCGTGGCGGATGCCATCCAGAGCTGTGGTGTGCACTGTCGCCGCCAAAACGCTGTCAGCGCCGTTGATACCGTTCGTGGCCGTCTGATCGCCGTTCAGACAGAGCGAGTCCAAGTAGTACGCAATGCTCTTCTGCGCCTGGGCGCGCAGGAATGGGATGAAGGGCACGATGGAATCCTCCTCCATCTCCCCGCTCCACATCTGGTGAATCACAAACTTGTACGCCGTCACGCTCACCCGCTGGCTGCCCGTTTTGCTGGTGGTATAGTCCGTCACCGTTGAGGAGGTGGACTCGCCCACATACAGCATCGCCGGGAAATCCACCTCGACAGGCAGGTAGGCCACGGGCGCGGTCATTTCGAACGAGCCGATCAGGTTAGCGATGCGCATATCAGGCCGCGCCGCCTCCCACAGATCGCCCACGTACTGCGCGCCGATCAATTGTGAGCCATAGCCCGACTCGGCGGTGTCCATCGCCCGCACTGCCCGCTCGTACTCGGCGCGGTTCTGCCGGGTCACGCGAGGGAACAGGCCGTCAATCGCCTGCCTGTCAATCGCGCGCACCTGCTCGTTGGTCAGGTAATACGCATCAGAGATAGCGGCGAAAGCATTGCGCAGTTCCTCGGACGGGCCGGGATGTACCCCGCCCCCACGCTTGGGCGTGCCCTGCAAGCTGGTTTGCAGATCGTACAAGAACTCGATGTCCGCCTGGTTCAGCCCCCAGCGGGAGAACTTGCTGCCCACCAGTCGCGTGTCGCCGCCCCCAAACCGCATCTTGCGCTTGAATTCCTTATCCTCCACCAGCGCGGTCAAATGCGTTTTGACCATCTCGTTCAGCCGCTGCTCGGAGACGCTTTCCCCCAGCGCGGTCAAGCGGTCGTTAATTTCTTTCAGAACAGTATCCATGTCACTCATCTTTTACCTCGTAAGCCTTTCTAGAATCTGGTGGAGCGCCGTCAATGTGCGCTCCTCGTCATCGTCCTTTGGCGGCTCCTCTTCGTGAGCCGCACTCCGCAACACCTGCTGGATCAACTCGACGGCCTGCTCCAATGCGCCCTTGTTGCGCGCATTGAGCACAGCCCCTATCCGCCCCGCCACCTCGCTCCCCGGCTGAGTAACGCCCACGTCGTCCAGCAGGGCGTTGAGTGCCCTGGCCTGCCGCATAATGAGCGCGTCGGGATCGCCAGGAACCGGCACGGCGCTGATGTCCAGCAGCTCCTGCCGTAAAATCCGCGCGCCGTCCGCCTGCAGCGGGTTCCAGCCCACGGATACAGCATTCAAAAAGCCCGCGCGGTACTTCCGGTCTACCTCGGCGGCAAAGGGATCGGCCATGTCAAACTCAATCCCCACCGTCAACAGCGCATCGGAAATGCCCACCTCAATGGCGCGGCCAATGGGCGGACGGCCAACATAGTCGTGCGCCCACAACACCACCGCGTTGCGCAGATAGTTATCAATGTCCCAGCCGGTCTGCTCGATTTCCATACCGTCGCGTTTGATCCCCGCGGTGGAGGCGACAAAGCGCAGCGGCCCCTCGGCAGCGTCGGCAGGCGGCGCTTGGCGATAGGCTCGGATGTAGCTCGGCGTCATCGTTCGTTCAGTCACTTTGTCTTTCCTTCCAGCGGCGGCAATGCAGGCGTAAATCGCCTCCTCGTCGCTCGCCCCCTCGTCTAACGCGGCGTTGGCCGCGAGAACACACTTGTGGATTTCATCAGCCGACCAGTTTTTTGCCACAGCCGGCGGGCTGTCATCTGTCCAGGGCTTGTCAGGCCTCCACTAGGGCGCGCATTGAGCAACGGCAGTTAATTATGTTGCCCGCGCTGCCATCATCACCCGGAAACATGAGCGGCTCACCCGTCGCCACAAACGGTTCATCTATGGGCACTGTCTCCCCGTGCGCAGACCGGTGGTCAAACTCGCTTTCTGGCGGTTCGCGAACCCGATCATCCAGCGCAGAGAGCCATTGCTTTTTCTCCACCACCCCGCTCTGTCGCCAGGCCTCCAGCGCACCTCCGTTCAGCGCCCCCTCCGCTTCAGTTCTCGCAATTGTCTCTGGCGTCGAACGAATGCGCTCCCCCATAACCTCGCTGACCCGCTCCATCAGTTGCGGTATGGCCTCGCCATCATCCAAACCCTCGATGATCGAATCTTTCAATTGCCGCCAGGTGGTCTCGTTGACCTCCTCGGCAAACCGCTGCGCCCGAATGTCCAGGAACTTGCGCACCCGCGGCTCGTTGACGTCGAACACCAGGTCTAGCCCTAGCTCGTCTATGGCATCCTCGGCGGCCTCGGTCACGATCTCGGCCATGACGGGCCGAATTTCTTTTCTGAACGTTTTGCCCCAGGCCTCACGGTCGAACGGATCATAGGCGGGCGTTATATCGCCCGCGCCCTCAAGTTTTGCCTTGACCGACTCCTCCTGGCGCTTGAAAAGCCCCTGCACGACTTTGGTGATCTTGCGCTCTTGGCGCTCCGCTGTCCGAACGAATTTCCCCCAGGCTCGGCGATGATCAGCGCCGCCATACTCCCAGCCCGCCGGCGCACTGCGTCGCCCGCGTTCGGGAACGAGTTCGGGTTCCGCCTCCAAGCTCGGCAGCGGCTCTGACCGCGCAGGAGCCTCTGCGCTCGACACCGGCATCACCCCGCCCGGTGCCCACCAGGCGTCGCCCCACGGATACCCCTCGGCGTCCGGTAGCAGGCTGGGCATAAACTCGTTGAGCAGCGCGTTCAACGGCACACCTACACGGTTCAGCGTGGCAATCTGATTCACAACCTCTTCACGGTCCTCCTGCAATTCGTGAATCTTGCTGCTGTCGAACTCCACCACATCCGCCTCGCCAGGAAAGAGCGGCAGCAGTTGCCCCGTCAACTCGTCGGCGATAAACCCCGCCTCCGGCAACAGGCACTGCGTCCACATAGCCTTCAACGCCGCCTCAACGTTCTGGTACGTCCGTTGACCGCCCACCAGGTCGAGCGGCATGTCGTAGGCGCGGCAAACCTCTTCCAGGCTGAAATTCAGCGCGCCCAGGTACTCGGCGTCCTTTGGCGTGATACCCCCAGGCTGCATTTCAGCCTCAAAGCGCAACACCGCCCACTTGTGAGCTTTGTCGGCGCCGCGGAAGCGCCGAGAGATGTCCTCCTCCAAATCTTTGGCCTGCTGCGGCGTGAACACGCCGCCAGCCTTCGGCTTGATAATGCCGCCCAGGTTCAATCCGTTGGCAAACATGGCCCGGTTGGACTTTTGCGCTGCCGAGGCCACGTCCGCCGCCAGACGCGCCGCCCCCAGCGGGCTTAGCCCCTGGAATTCGTCTATCGGGTTGGGATAGGCGAAATAGACCGTCTCCTCCGGCGCAAAACTCAACTCCTGGCCCCACGCCGTGCGATAGGTGTAGCGACTGACATAATCTGTGGCGTGGGGAACCTGGGTTACGCGGTCGGGGCGGGCGCGCCACATCTCGCGCACTGGCCCTCGCCCACTGGCCCCGCGTTCCAGAAACCACACCGCCGACCCCCAAAGGCACAAGTCCATCTCAGTAAAGTGCAACAGCTTTTTAAACGTCCACTGCGGGTTAGCCTTGCGCAGCAATACCCAGAGGTTGCCCTTCGTGACCTCGGTCTTCTCGCCCAGGGCGTTGAGCCGATAGAGGCGCGGCGGTAGAAGCGGTAGCATCTTGGCGCGCTTGTTGACGCACACATAGACGGGGTTGGAGGTGGCGATGTAATCCCCGTACTCCGCCGGAGCATAATCATCGCCCGCCACGCCATAGCCCACCCCAATGTCCGCCCCCAGTTTGTAGGCGCGCCAGGCCGCCTGTAGCCGTTGCCTGATCATCATGCCATCAGTGCTCCCGTCAGCATCACACCCAGCGAAACGCAGCCGTAGCGCAGGGCGTCCATCGCGTGATCGTCCTCCTTCATCGGCTCGTCGCGTTCCGGCTTCCAGACATAGCTCTCGAATTCGTTGATCGTATTGACGCACGACGGGTCAACCGTCAGACGTGGCAGGCCATCAGCCTGCACCTTCAACCGCCCCTGCACTAGCGCGATACCATCCAGCACTCGCCCCTTGAAAGGCCGCGCTTGAATGCCTGCAACGCACAGCGCGGCGATTAACCCAGCCGCCGCCGCGTCTACTGCGACATAGCTGGCTCCAAGCTCACGTACCCACTCCAAGCTCAGCGCCACCACCGCGTCTTGCAAAACGTTGCGCTGGTAAAACTCGCGGGCCACATGGAGCCGGTCATCGGCATCTATGCCGATCAGCAACACCACCGCCGGGTTGGTATAGCCCTCGTCCTCTGCCAAAAACCAGCGCCCAAAACGCTCCGGCGCTATCTCGCGCACGTGGGTCTCGTGGCTGAACTCTGGGTATACCGCCCCCTCCGCTGTAGCCCACTCGCCATCCAAGAGACGTTTGCGGCGCACCCCCGTCAGGTCGTTGAGCACCGCCAGGGATCGCTCCCCCTGCGGCGTGAGTTGCCCCGCCTCGTCATAGAGCGTCGGGTTATCCCGATGATAGGATTGTAACAGTCGCAATCGCCCAGCCGCCGCCCTCTCGCGGATCCAATGGCGTTGTGTCGCTGGATTGCAATCCCCGAACAGGCCCGCCCAGGGCGCGTTACCGGCTCGCCCCGTGCACCGTGTGCCTAGCGTCTCCCAGTCATCGAGGGTTAGTTCCTCCGCCTGGTTGACATAGACAAAGTCACGTTCACTGCTGAGCACCTTGTCGGCGCTATCCATACCGCCCACCCAGAGCCGTGAGCCGTTCGGGTAGTCGAACCAATCCGGGCGCTCCCCGCCGTAGGGGACAATCCCCGCACCTTTGGCAATGACCTTTTTGGCATAGGTTTGCAGCACCGAGGCCACGGTGGACTTGTATGTCTTGCGAACAATCACCCCTTGCGCATGGGGGTATTTCCACATCAGCGCATCCAGGCGATGGAGCGCCGCGTAGGTCTTGCCCGTCTCGGCAGGGCCACAGATAATCACCTCGTGCTCCCGGCAACGCCACAGCTCCAACGCCGCGCCGCGTAGCTCCAGGCCGCCTGGTCGCTTGTGCCACTCATAGGTCATCATAGTCCACGTTGGAAACGACCTTGATCACGACCGGGCCACCATCCTGCCCAGTCACCTCCTGCTTCACAGGCGCGTCAAATCCCCACACCCGCGCCTCTCTGTCCAGCGCCCGCGCAATGGCAGCCAGGTCACTCGCCGCCCACGCCGCCCGTTTCAGCGCGCCGATCTCAGCCAGGTGGCGCGCTTTGGCGGCGGCATAGTCCTCCTGGCTGGCCTCGATCCAGCGGCGTTTCAGCGCCATCAAATCGCGTGCAATTGAGCCGATGCTGTAGGGCCGCCCCGTCTTGGGATTGAGCATCGGCGTTTCCCCGCGTCCCAGGGCGGCAACGATCTCTCGCGCCGTGAACCCGCGCAGCGTCAGAGCGGCGACGCGTTCACGTCGAGCCTCAGTTAAGTTGGGTTGGCCGTTGCTCGTGCCCCGATTTGCCACTCTGAACCGTCCTGCAAGCCCTTTCCTTTTTGCAAGAACTCCTGCAAAAGCTCTGCAAGAATCCCTGCAAAACATCAAAAAACATCCTGCATTTCGCCTTTTCAGCAAAAGTCCTGTAGAATGCCCTGGGTTGAAGCTCCGCTCACCCATTTGGGCACAATACACTACAATTGATTCCACATAGACCGCACAAGACGGGAAGACCTCGCCAGGCCTCCCTATGCGTATGCCCTTAAAAGGCCGCCGCGATACGTAAAACACAAAATGCAGGATTGTGGCCTATGCCACAACTCAAGTTTTGGCCTCGGCCAACCTCGGTTCCAGCCCCATGTCGGCCATTCTTTCCAGACAGACCGCCCTGCGCCGCACTCGCGCAGAGACTGCTCTAGCATGTAACGCCCGCGTTCCGTGCCCTTGTTGGCGTTGTGCGGATCGGGCGTGAGATCATCACGTTTGCTGATGCATTTTGTCATAAACCACCTTAAACGAAAAACACCGGAGACGATTATCCGTCTCCGGTGGCTCAAGCCGGTAACGCCCAAAGGGCGCGCCTACCTGCTATGATGCAGGCTTAGCTGCATTATACTCGATACGTTGCAATTTGTCAACCCTTTCCCAGGTGTTCCGGTACTGGCAGTGCGGGCAGATCACCCGTAGACCATGTTCACGGTCGCCATGCACGCTGACTTGGGCTAAGACGAATTCCCCAGCCTCATTCACCACGGCCAGCGTTACGCGGCAGCGCGCACAATGCCAGGCCGTCAGTTGTGCGGGCATGATCACCTCCAAACCATTCCTCGAAATCTGCCAGCCGCATCACCACCATGTCATTGTCGTGCCGCGTGTCCAGCGTGTGCAACACCACCGCCGGCAACTGCTCCGCCCGGGCGTGGCCCCACGCCTGACCCATCGCGTCAATTAACCATTTTGGGAACGCCTCTCTTTCCTTTACCTCCAGCGATAGCCAGGGCAGGGTCACGTCCTCGCCGCCGAGGTAACCAACCCGCTGGCCGCCCAGCCGTTTGGCTATGGCCCGCTCCGCCTCGTTGCCGCGTTGCCGCTGTTTGCTCATCCCCCCACCCCCCAGGCCCAGACCGCCGCCCGCCAGACCAGACCCACGACCAACAGCGCAAAGCCGATGCTCGTCACGGCCAACACCACCATGATCAACGCCGCAAAGACCTCTTCGCCAAGGTTACGTGGTTGTTTCATCGTCCTCCCCACTATGCCCATAGCCTATCGCGCCGCAGCGAGCGCAGGTTAGCCGTACTAGAGTTGTCCCCGTAACCGGGGCTGTGATCCACATGTGCTCGCACGCCGCCCGCGGCGGCTGCGGATCGTTGGCCGTCGTGGATAGCCGGGGCCGCAGCCTCTCAAATGCCTCAGGGCTGATCAGATACCACTCCGCCCCGTGAGGGTCTACATAGACCACCCGCCCGTCACGCTCGACCATTTCGAGGGTCAATGTCGGATTCACGTATCACCTCCATTGCATTGGCTCGCCATGACCACGAACTCCCGATCAATACCCCGCTCCCTACCACCTTGCGCCGCACAACGCCGCCCCGATAAAGCTGACCGTCTACCCCGTGAAACGAGTAGCCATAGTCCAGCAGCAAACCCATGCTCGCAAAGTAGAGCTGCACCCCCACCAAATCCTCCTCGATAAACGTCGGCGGTTCGGCAAAGCGCGTCTGCGGCACGTTGGCGGCATAGGCCCGGCGTTGGGCGTCACTGCGCGGCATCGGCAAACTCCATGCGCATTTGCAATTGCGCCTCAGCTATCCTTTTCTCTGCGATGGCAAAGTAAGCTGGGTCTATCTCGATGCCAAGAAAACGCCGCCCCGTCTGCACGCAGGCCACGCCGGTCGTGCCAGAACCCATGTAGGGGTCGAGAATTGTTTTTACCTGGAAAAGCGAAACCAAACGGCGCATCAACCGCAACGGTTTCATCCCAGGATGCGCAAACCCATGCTGGATGTTATCCGTGGGAAACCGAAAAACGTCTGTTCCCACAGCAGCAGTCCCCGCTAGCCCCCAACAGTAAATTGGCTGCCAGTGGTAAAACATGCCGTTACGTCGCGCTTTAGACTGCGAAAAGGACACATTCCAAATCAGCACCCGTTGTGGCGGCGGCGTCAGTGAGAACACTCGCGCCATGTGCTCCGGATAGCAAGATCCGAAGGCCAACACCGGCCCAGTCGAAACGCGCAGCATTTCCGTCAGGCAGTCCTGCCGCAGCGGTTCCGTGTCCCAGTCGGCGATACCAGCCCCATACGGCGGATCCGTGATCACCGCGTCCACGCTCCCCGTCGCCAGCGTCGGCAGCACCGCCAGGCAGTCACCCAAGATCAACCTCACCTCACTTTGCCCCACGCAGCACCTCCGCCACCATCGCCCCGTGCGGCATGAGCAGCGCCCTGTAGCCGCTGTACTCCGCCGCCGTCATCTCGCCGCAGCCCAACTTGCCCTGGACGATGCCGGCCCCCAAGCAGCGCAGCCCGTGTAGAATCTCAAAGACCTCTGCGTTCAGCCCGTGGGCCAGCGGCAACACCGCCGCCCACTTAGCGTGATCCGCTGCCAGGTCCGCGCGCGGGTCGTCGGTCGGCAAGGGCCGCGCGGCGAGGTAACGCTGCCACTCACGGGCCAGCCAGGCGCCCTTCAGCGACTCAGCGTCGTTGTGCAGATCCTCCACCGCCATGCCGCGCGGGTGAGCGACGGTGAAACTGCCATCAGCCACCGAAAGGCGCACGCCCAAAAGCTCCCATGCCTCTAGGGTTCTCATAGCTTAAACTCCTCGTAGTCTTCTTGTGCAGACTGTGCATACCTCAGGCCTGTTTCGTAGTTGGATCTGAGCTCAGCGCTCTCGTGAGATAAACCTGCAAAATGGCCTTTGGTATGCACAGTCTGCACAGCCGTTTGGTCAGTCAACAACCCCACGCCGCGCCAAATCGAGATTTGCTCGTCTTCGCGCCGCGTCCGCGCCCGCGTGCAGCCTTTGGCTTTCAAGCGCTGGCCCCACTCTCTATCGTTGATTGCCTTTGCGCCCAAGTCTACGGCCCAGGTCTCATAGGTGTGGCGCAAGGCCAGCGCGGGAGCTTGCGCATCGGATCTGAACACGCAGCGCTCAGCGAAGAATTCGGCCAGTGGGTCAAAGTCGGCTCGAAGTTGCGCCGTCGTACTGCGCACGATCGCCGCCGGTCTCAGCCCCTCCGCTTGCCAGCGTTTGCAGCCATTGACCGCCCAGGCCAGCAACGCAGGCAAGGCCGGCCCCACCAGGTCGGATTTAACCATGGGGTCGCGCTTCTCCTCTGGCAATTCATACTCGAAGGGCACGCGCTGCAACCTCCGCCACAGGCCGGTATCGGTATCGGTCAACCGCGGCGCTTCGTTGCAGGCCAGCCACAGCTTGAACGCGGGCTTGAACGTGATCGGCTCGCAGTGAAGGTGGCGCGCCGTGAACGAGTCACGGCCAGTCAGTTCCTTCACCAGGGGTTCATTGAGCTGCCTTGACCGACTCGTCTCCACCGCCCCCACGACGCGGGCCCCCCGCAGCCTGGCCAGCTCAGGCGTCGGCCCGCCGCCGTTGCGCTGCTCGAGGAAGGCGTCAAAAGAGCTTTTGACTCCATAGTCCCCGGCCAGGGCCAGCAGCCCCTCCACCAGGGTGGATTTACCCGAATTGCCAGGGCCAAGCAGCAGAAAGAAACATTCTTCGGTCGTCTCGCCGGTCAGCGAGTACCCCACGGCGCGCTGCAAATAGTCCTCAAATTCCTTGTCGCCGCGTGTTACGTCTCGCAAATAGCGCGCCAGGGTGGGATGGTTTGCCGCCGCGTCGTAGTCCACCGGCGAGAGCTTGGTGATCATCGCCTCTCGGTCGTGGGGTCGTAACACGCCCGTTCGCAGATCCAGGATCCCGTTATGACAGTTCAACAGCCAGGGGTCTTGATCAAAGTCCTCCGCCCTGGCCACCACCCCGCGCTCCGATTGCGCCAAACGCACCATAGCGGCTATTCCCCGCGCCGACTCGCTGGCAAAGCACCAGGCCAAAACCTTCTTACGTTTAGCCTGCGCCTCCTCCGAGTCGCCTGGCAGGGCCGCCGCCTGCTTGAACAGGGCATTGACGGTCTCCTTAGCGCGCCGTTCAACCTCCAGCGTGTCGTCGGTGGCCCATCGCCGCCCATCCCAGGCCAGCCAGCCGCCCATCGCATCGCAATAGCGCAGGTCGCGACCATGCCGCGCCACCAGTCGGCGGGCATTCCCGGCGTCGGTGGCGCGTTCGTTTACATCTAGGGCGGCCAGGTCTTCTTCCGGAGGCGCGTCCGCGTCGTCGGGGGGCGGCGCGTCTTGCAACCAGTCCGGGGGGGCGGGCGCTGGCTGGCCCGGCGCATAACGGCCAGCGCTCTGGGCGATGCTCTCCACCTCTGCGGCGTCCAAAGGCGGCCGGCAGCGGGCGCGGTTTTCTTCTTGCAGCGCCGCCTCTATCGCTGCCTGGCCCAGTCCTTTGGCCCGCAGAGAGGCCCCCAGTCGAAATAACGTATCGTTCCGCGCCCCCTCGCCGATGGTCTCGCCCACCGGGGGGCTGCTAGGGGCTGTTTTCGTGGGTTGGGCCAGCAGCGAGAGAAGCCAGGCCGGGACGTCCGCAAAGGGCACATCCTCAAGGCCGATGGTCCACTGGTAAACGGCCCCGCTTTCGTGAATCGAGGGCGGGCAAACAACGAAACCCCCGTCGCCCCGGACGTCCAGGCCGGGGAGGAGCCGCACCCCGTTTTTGACGGCGAAACCCGGCCAGCGGAAGTAACGATGCTCGCCCTTGCCCGTCCGCACTGTGGGCGTAGGGGGCATCTCGCGCCCTCGCAGTGACTCCGCCCCCTCTGGGCCGTCAACGTCCAAAACGATGACGCCGGAAACCTGGCCCGTCACTATGCCCAGATTGGGGGCTGAGCCGTCGCCAAACCACGAAGCCAGTTCGTCCTCTGTAGAGAGGCGCTTTTGATAGATTTCCCAGGCCACCGAGGGGCGTTTGCCTCTGGGGATTATGGGGATAACGCAAAGCCCACGACGCAGGTAGTCAGCGGCTTGGGGTAACATTTACAACCCCCTTTAGGATAGGTGTTACGATTTTATGCCACAAAATCATGGTGCTCGGGGCAAAGGGCAGCCACACTGTTCTGACGCCATAGCCCCTCCGATTAAATGGAAACGCCCTGGCCATCGGGACCACACGTCGTTTGCGAGGCGACTGGACAACCGATGACCAAGGCGGGTTTCCCAATAAAAAACGTGGTCGCTTTGTCCCTCATGTCACCTCGCGTCCCAATCATAGCACAGTTCGGCAGGTGTGTCAATCCTGGCGCGCTTCCCACTCCGCGAACGCCGCCAGCCTCTCCGCCGTTGCTTTTTGCGCGCAGGGGCATCCATCCATCAGTGGGCATTCCCCCGCCATGATCCGCCCGACCCAGCATGTCCCCCGACATGTAGCCGGCAATGGCTCTAAACACTCAGCGCAGAACAGCAGTCCCCGCCGCGTGCGCGGTATGGCGCAGCCGACATAATCTAGTTGCGTCTTGGCTGCTGCATGAGCATGAGTTTGCCCGCGCGGGTATACCCCCTGCCGGTTGATCGCCTCGCCATGTGCCACGAGTACCGCGCGCACGGTGGCAAAGCCCGTGTTCAATTTCCTGCACACGGCACGGATAGTGCCCTGCTGTCGGTAGATAGAGATGATTTCCGCTTGCTGCGCGGCGGCAAGAACGTGCGGCTCAGACCGATGCGCTGTCATGGCAGCAGTCTCCCATCGGATCATCGGCTTCCAGGATGCGCCCGCGCAAGGGCGTCATATTATCAAGATCGCTTTTTTCTTCGCACTTTCTTGGCCACTGTTTCCCAGCTTCAAAGCCCATGAGTTTCATTGTCTCCCTCCCCATATGAACTTGCCCTCCGGACTTCTGTCTGGGACATTCGTCCCAGGATAGACGGGCCATTCATATACGAAGTCGCACTCGCGCATTTCCAGCCATTTACACGCTCCGTCCGCAATCGCCGCCCTAATCTGTGCCACCGACCAGTTGCGGTAGGGCCAGGTTTCCCAGATAGTCTGGCCTATGCCACGGATTTCGTGCAGAATGGCGGCGGGCGTCACAAGGTCGTCGGGATGAGCGTAACGGGCGTGCCGATAGCCCACCCAGAGGGCCTCACTCAGCGTCATTTTAACGCACATGTCTCCAGGCTCTCCTTTTTAGTCTCCCTACACACCCACGCCCATTGCGCGTGGTGTGTGGCCATTCCTTATCCATACGCCATAGGCTAGCTGGCCGCTTGCGCCGCCTAACGCGCGGGGGAAACAGTTCCATCCAAGTCATCGTGCCCTCCCTCATCCCTTCTGCGTTCTCTCGTCCATCATCTCCGCCTCCCTCGTTGGCCGTTCATAACGATGATCTTTTCGCCCGTGCCTTCCTTGCGTTGCACCTCAGCCCAGTATGCAGCCTCTTTGCGACTCATGGGCTTGGAATGCCCACGACCACGTGTTCGTTCATCGTATCTACCGATGACGGCAACATTATCGGCGTTCACCTCCTGATCGCTGGCCTCCTCAGGCCGCCCACCATCATCCAGCCCGAACAGTTTGTTGAACAGTCCCATCACCCACCTCCTCAATGAACCACTTTATCATAGGATACTCCGCTTCGCACGCTTGCAAGTAGGCCTGCGCCAGGCTACGCGGTATGGCGCGGCCACGAACAACCCGCCCCTCCTCCACATGGCAAAGTTTAACCGGTGGCCCGCCAAAGCCACACAGTGTTGCCTCGAAATTGATTTCAGTCATCGCCCGTCTCCTTTTCATCATCCAGGCCATAGCCCAACAGGTGTTGCTCTAGTGCCGACAATCCAACCCCTCGCCGCTCATGCCATCGGGCCATGCGGGCGAACCACCAACGGCGGGCGCGGTGGAACGGGTAGGTGAGGCGTTCCAATAGCGTGGGCGGCCTAGGGTCACTATAGATGAGGATTTCAACAGCCGGTATAGAGTTATGCCACTCGCCATTAACGTCCAGATAGCTGATGCGCATCTCTCCCCTTTTCATCCGCTCTGTACGTCCGGTTACGCCATGTAGTCGCCAAACAGCGGATTTGCTGGCCGTTTACCACATGATACCAGGCTTGATTATCCAGGTTACGTACCTCTGGTATATGCAAGCGGCAACCCTCGCACAGTATCGCGCTCACCTCATCCCTGGTAAATCGTTGTGTCTGTTCGCTATCTTTTTCTCTCACCGCCGCCCGCAACCGCCGCCAGATTTCCAACATGGGCCGCCCCAGGCGCTCCTCGCCCAGGCCGCGGCAGTATTCGTAGGTCTGAATGATGTTGGCTTTGAGGTTGGCAATGGCCTCGTCCATAGTATCGCCAAAGGATGTGAGGCCCAGCGCCTCGGCAACGCAATCACCAGGGCCGAAATCCTGGATCGTGGCGCGCACAGGATAAGCCAGGATATGCCACTCGCTGTTTAAGTCAGTCAGTACGACTTCCTTTTCCTTCATCCCTCTCCTTTTCAGCCGCCCACAATGGCCCGTCCAAGTCGGTTAGACTGTCAGCGTACTAGGGCTAGCAACCCATCCGCTTTCCTCCGTAACGCTGGTGCTAGGCAGCGGCCGCCCTGCGCGGCGGGCGGCGTGGGAATCTCCCTTGTATACACCTGCGCTATTCGCTTATTTGCGAAACCGCGAGCCGCGCCCCGGCGAGTTGTCGTGGCTGCTAGGCTACCCTATGCCAAGCGGCTAGGCCGCGTGGTCACTGGATTCGACCAGAATCGGCGGGGACGCTTCACGCAGTCCTCGCTGATAGCCGCGCCAGTAAATGCTCTCGGCCACGGCCCGCAGTATCATACCGCCAACGCCGTCCTCACGATCCGGGCTGAGCAGGTAGACCATGACGCCAATCAGCGCCCGCCCGATCAAATCCCAGTCGGCGGATTCTTTGCAAAGGCGGCGCACTGCTGGGTTTTTGTCCTCGGCCACCAGGGTTTGTGCGGCAATCCGCGCCTCTTCTGGCGTAGGAATTATGCTCACTTCTCTCCTTTTTCTGCAGGGCCATGCCTGGCCACACTCAGGGCAGAAATCCCAGCCCCCTTCCCGCACCGCCTCAGCAATTAGCGCGTCAATCGTCTTGTCCATAGCTGTTTTCGTATGCCTCTTCTGGGTCATATTGATCATCTGCGGCAGGGCATATCAGCAGGTTATCAAACCCTAATTGCTCTGGATTGCCCGCGTCCCGCAGCGCCTGCTCCACATAATCCAGCACCGCTTTCTGCGCTTCGGCCACTGTCCCCCGCCACTCGGCGAGGTGCTCGACGTGAAGCACGCGCTCCTTGACGCTCTCATGGGTGAGGTTAACGCCGCTTGTGCGGGCCGTCTCGCTCAGCCAGGCAAACCAACGGATTTGCGCGGGGCGATCAGAGAAGGGTCGAGGCCCGCCATCACTCAAAAAGGGATCGGCTCCTCCGCCACATCGGGGATCTCGGCGTTGTCATGGCTCGGTGGTGGAACGAGAGTACTCGTCTCGCCGATGGTATCCCAGGCGTGCGCCCACTCCTGGGCCTCGATCCACAGGTCATTGAGCTGTAGCAGCATCTCCTTGCCCACGAACAACTTGCCCACATCGTCTATCGTGGGCTTGTCGGGGACGCCGATCAGCGTAGGCAGCGTCACCTGGGTAGAGCTGGTGGCCTGGCCGACGGTGGCAAACAGCGGCTGGCCCTGAGCGTCGCGCTGGGGGCCGACGCTTAGCCAAAAGGCGCGCAGGGGGAAAGAGCTTTTGACGCCGCGTGCGCGGTTGGCGGCGTTGGCCGTGCCGATCACTCGCTGCCAGAACATGCTCAGCACGCCCGCGCCGCGGCCTGAGCCGAGAAAAGCCTGGCTGGTAGAGCCCTTGGTGGTGACGATGACTGGGCCGAGGTGCTCCAAGCCCGCCACCAGCGCCAAACACTGGCAGTTGCCACTGGGCCGCCCGGCGGCCTTGGCGGCGTCAAACTCTGTCCAGGGGAACTGCTGGCTTTGGCCATTGCTGCCCACCACCCAGCGTTTGCGGATGTGAACGATGGCCATGCGAATATCGCGCGCAAACCAGCCGGGGGTACCCTCGCCGTTGGCGTGTACCAACTCGCCCCGTTCCCACCCCGCCAGCGGCGTCTCGCCGGCGTTGTCCAAACTGATGAACCAGCCGCCGGTGTAGCTGACGCCGCCGGCCTTTTTGAGCGCGGGCTTGCCATTGACCCACTGCACCCGGGGGTACTGTACGGCCTGGGTTTCGACCGAGTCTTGAGGGACATCGTTCACGTAATCGAGAAACGTTACTGTACCTGACATTTTGTCTCCTCCACAATCTGTAGTCTCCACATATTCAACACCTCGCCATAGTCCGCGCGGAACTTACGCAGCTCCGCCTGGACGGTGGCCTTGACCTCATCGTCTATCCTGTCTAGCAGTGCCGCATCATGCTCTGCCCAGGCGCGGTGCTCCTCAACGATGGCCAAGCGGTTTTCCAACTCCATGATGCGCTGCTGAGCCTGAGCCAAGACCCCGCTCACGTCCTGATAGGACATGGTGATGGCCCGACAGGATTTCTCGGCGGCCAGGAGGCGCGCCTCCATCCTGCGTCCTAGGTCTGCCAACTCTTCCCAAATCTCGTCGCTCATGGCAACACCTCCAAGATTTGCTGCACAGCCGCTAGCATCTGGCGGCTGTACTGTAGAACGCCGATGACAAGCCCTACTAGGATGCAAACCGCCATGACGCGAAACACCACGACGATTTTGTCATCGTTCACCGCTTGTGCCTCCATTTCCGATCCATTGCCCAGGCCATGAGGCCCAGAGCGCCAACAAACGCAATCAAACCTTGCCAGCCTACCCAGATGTTCATCCTGCCAACACCGGCGCTAGATTCCAGATGGCGATCATGCCCAACAGGAAAAGCCCCGTCGCCATAATCCCGATGATGAATGCCTCACAACACCCGTCACCACCGCTCGGCGCGTTGGCAAGCCAGCTCCGGCGCGCCTCATTCATCTCCCGCGCTTTCTGTTGCCGCTGCATTCGCTCCAAGCGCCGCTGGATTCGCCTCTCTCGCCCCGGTGTCCACCTCAGTGCCACAATCCACCTCCTGCAATCTCTCGCTCAACAACCTGGCCGCCTCTCGGCGGTAGGCGCGGGCGAGGTCCTCGCCCGTTGCCTCTGTCCGCCGATGAGCCAACACCGCCAGGCGCGATAAATCCTCACTGGTTATCAGAATCATCATTCGGTGCATGTCTACGCCTCTGCGGTTATCATAGCACATCCCATAGCGCGGCGCATCAGCATTAATGCTGAATCAATCGCCGTACACATGCCGCGCGTGGCGCAACGCCTGCGCGCGTGTGGCGTAATGCGGCATGTAGGAACAGCCACGGGAAAACCAGGCACTCCCCGTGGGATTCAACCTCCGTTCCTCCGCTGACAGCGGGTGGGTGTACTGGCCCGCTTTTTCATCCCACGCTCCCACAAACCAGGGTAGGTGGCCGTCTTTCGTGCACTCATGTACAAACTCTGTAAAATCCCGTTTTGCGTCCATCGTCTGTCTCCTCTCGCGTGTCTTGTCGCCGTGTTTCGGCGCTCCGGCCTGGCCACCGTCGCCGATGGCCAGAGCCGCAGGGTCGAATCAATTGCGGATGGCCTTGCGGCCTAGCTCCACTTGCCGGATCGCGTATCTAGTTACGTGTTCCGGACAGCGGATAACCATCTCGCCGTTACCCACCTTTTCGGCGTTTTTGGCGGAACCGATCAGCCAGCCGCGCACATGCATGTCGTCCGCCGTGCGTCCACATTTCCCACAGACATAAATCGTGCCGCTCATCGTCTGTCTCCTCTCACGTCTGTTGTCGCCGTGTTTCGGCGCTCCGGCCTGGGGCTGTCCCAGGCCGGGGGGTCGAATCAGTAAACCTCATTACCTGCGCTCACACCGCTAACATCAATCGCATCGCCGCTTTCGCGCAACTGGTTGATGATCGCGCTCGCCTGGCTCATCGTCAACCCAGGCAACGGCTTCCATGCATGTCCCAACCGGCTCATCGTGTCCTGGATGTAGGCGATTTGACGATCTGTGGCCGCGCCTGCGCGCCGCTCCGCCGCCTGCGCCTGTGCCGCCGCCTGCCGCTCCGCTTTTGCCTGCGCCGCCGCTTGCTCCGCCGCCTGACGGCCACTGGCAAACCGCGCCATCAATTGCTCCGCCTGTTCCGGCGTGACCACCCATGTGCGGTTGCAACTATTATACCGGCGGCCTGGCATTGCCTTTACCGCGCTCAACATTTCGCTAAATGATCCACCGGTCAATGTCCACGTGTCCATGCCGGCGCTTTTCGGATGTGCCGTTTCCAACATGATTTTGTCTGCCATCGTGACCCTCCTGTGTGTCTCTCCTGTTTCTGGCTTCATTATATCAGATGGCACGGGAATTTGCTTGACAAATCTCTGACAATTCTATGACAATTGTCTGACAAAATTGTGAAGAAAAAAGCCCCGCGCCATCATCGGTGCAGGGCAATCCCTCCCCGCGCGTGTGGGGGAGACGGCCTTCTCGTCGCCCATGATGCTGGCCAACACAATCCCTCCCCGCGCGTGTGGGGGAGACTGACTACCTGCGCCGCGGGCTTTGCGTTATCCCCAATCCCTCCCCGCGCGTGTGGGGGAGACGGGATACCATAGCTCCATAGCGTTTGGCTGTCACAATCCCTCCCCGCGCGTGTGGGGGAGACGGGTTACGTGGTGGTCCACGGCTGGCATCGCACAATCCCTCCCCGCGCGTGTGGGGGAGACGTAGGCTAGGGTTGTCATGGCGAGTGCCGGCACAATCCCTCCCCGCGCGTGTGGGGGAGACCGGTCTAGCGGCTCGATCGAGTCACGCTCGCCCAATCCCTCCCCGCGCGTGTGGGGGAGACCCATCGCATAAAAAACTGCAACCGCAATCGCCTAGTGCAGGTTATGCGCGGGTTCCGGGCCGAATGGCCCTTCCTGTTTCACAGTGGGCTATTGTTACCGCCCAACTCCACAGGCAATCCCCGGTGGATTTCCGGTTTATGTTGCCAACCGGCGCTAGGACGCCGATATAGCCAAGTTCTTAAGGTTGCGCGCGGCGTTCAAATCGCGATCCAAAACGACGCCACACGCTGGACAGACAAACGTGCGATCTGCCAGTGTCAGATCGGGATTCACGAGGCCGCACTCCGAACAGGTTTTCGATGACGGATACCACTGGTCAGCAAACACCACCTGAATCCCCGCCCACGTCGCCTTATAGGTGATCTGACGGCGTAGCTCTGCGAAACCAACATCGGAAATAGCCTGAGCCAGACAATGGTTGGTCAACATCCCCTGGACGTTCAAATCCTCAATCACGATAGTCCCCGGCTTGGTTTTCACCAGATCGCGCGAGATTTGATGTAACGTCCACTTGCGGATGTTGGCTACTCGGCGGTGAGCACGGGCCAACTTGCGCACCGACTTGGCGCGGTTCTTGCCGCCCTTCACGCGGCGTGAAACCTCCCTCTGAATTCGCTTGAGCCGTTGCTGAGCATGGCGCAGCGGCGTCGGGTTATCCCACACCCGACCATCAGAAGCGACGGCGAGATGAGATAGGCCAAAGTCCACACCGACGGCCTCGCCAGTTGCGGGGCTGGGATCGGGCACGGTCTCCTCGACTTGCAGGCTCACCTCCCAATGGCCAGCACGCTCCGAGATCGTTACTGATAGCAGCCGCGCCCGTTTGGTCGTTGGCATATAGCCGTGTTCCCAGAACCGCACCCAGCCAATGATGGGCAGCTTGATATGGGTCTCGGTTATGTGGATACTGCCACGCAACGTGAAATTCCCCAGCCCGCGTTTGCGTGATTTGAATCTGGGGAACCCTGGCGCTCCTCCCGTCTTGACGCGGCGAAAGAAATTCTTGTAGGCCGTGTCCAGGTTGCGCAGAGCATTCTCAAGCACCACATACGGCAACTCTCGCAACCAGGGCGCAACATCGTCTTTAATGGCATTGAGCCGTTTCTTCTCCGCCAGCACAGACGTTTTGCGCCCCTCCGCATAAGCCATCATCATGGCGTTCAATCCCCAGTTGTAACACCATCGGGCCGCGCCACAGCAACGCACAAATGCACGGATTTGATCTTGGTTAGGATTCAACTCTGTCTTATAGGCCCGAAGGATCAACATGCCAGGCTCCATTAAATGTCATCGCCCGCCCCTTCTCTGATCGCGGCAGAGAAGAGGCGGGCGTATGAACTGATGTTGTGTGGGGCCGCGATCCCCTATGGCCCCATTATACCACGTTGTGGGCGCGTGTCAATACCAGGCTGGCCCCCACTCAGGGCAGGCCAGCCATCAGAAAGGAGGAGAGCCCCGACCGGGGCGTCACTCCGTCGGGGCCTATTTCTTGCTCAGCACCGCTCGCCCGTGGATCAACTGGCTCACACCAAACGCGGTCGTGCCCACCAAAAATAGCACCTCGGCCCAGCCGATCCCTTCAGGTAACGGCGCGTAGCTCAGGCCGATCATGCCGAGATAGGCCAAGTCGGCCAGGACAAAGGCCAACGCGTAGTTGATCCAGCGCTTGCCCTCCGCCGCCTGCTGCTGCGCCCAGGGCCAACGCTCCACAATCCAATAGGCCAGCGCCGCAGCCCCGGCGGTGGTGAACCATGCCAAGAATTCTTTCAGTTCCATGCCAAAACCCTCCTCTATAAATTATGCCTACCACCATCCCAGGGCCTTGCCCACGGCGATGATGATGCCGCCTGCAACAGTGACCACACCCCCACCCGCTAGGCCAGAACCAAGTCCAGCGCGCGCCAGGGTGAGGCGAAGGTCCTCTATTCTAGCCTCACAGGTATCCAGGCGTCGGAGATTGTTGCTTGCCCGCCGGATGTCGTCTCGA